GTGAAGCCGCGCTGGTAGTTGGTGCGGACCTGCTCGCGCCAGTCGGCGGGCAGTGTGACGGTGTCGGTCATTGGTCAGCCTGCCTGTTCGAGGGGTAGCGCACCGCGGCGCTTGCGGAAGGACTCGAGGGCTTGCGCGCGGGTCACAAGCCTCCGGGAGCGGGTCCCGGAGACGGTCCAGCTGTCCTCATGCGACCAGCGGCGCAGCGTGCCCACCGGGACGCCGAGCTCTTCGGCGAGCCGGGCGTAGTCGCTCTGGCCGTCGCCGAGCTCATGCCAGCGGCTGCGTGGCCAGACCGTGCCACAGTTGGAGCATCTGAGTTCGGTGGCGTCGGTGCGAACGCGGAGTCGTGCGCCGCACTCGAGGGTGACGGGGCGCGTGGCTGTGTCGATGCCGAGTACCCGGACCGTGCAGGTGCCGAGCCGGATGGTTGGGGCGTCCATGCGGCCGGCCGATCGCAGTGCGGCGAGTACGGCGTGGACTTCGGCGGCGAAGTCGGCGAGCCACTCCTGCCCCATCACCCAATGCCACTCAAACTTCAAGGTACCGATCTCACGGGCCATAGTGACCCGGCCGTCCGGGACCGTGCCCCGGAGCTGGTCCCGCGCGGTGTCGAGAGACCGTTCCTCCCTGACCTCACGGGCCCACCCGGCGATGCTGGCGAGGGCCGCGGGTGGTTGCCCGGCCGACGTGGACGAACGGACGTCGGTGTGGACGATGAGCCCGTCAACGGCGGGTGAACGTGGACCCGGGACCGGTCGGCTGCCGCCGGCGTTGCTGCCTGAGCCGCCAGGGATCAACTCCTCGACGTCCGTCAACTCGTAGTACAGCCGGCCCAGTTCGGTGACGGCCTTGGCGAGTTTCTCGCTGCACGGGTCGCAGGCGAGGCGGCCGGGTGCGGCACGGTAGGCGACGCCGTCGTTGCAGCTGCAGCCGAGGACGCACGTCCTGATCGTTGCGGTCATTCGCGTGCCTCTCGTCCGTCCAGGGAGGAATGGGTGTGCAGCCAGCCGTCTGGGCCGTGGGGGTTCGGGACCAGTTCGACCTCGGGGACGCAGACGCAGACAGGTCCGTTGGTGTCGTGTTCGATCAGGTCGCCGATCGGGTGGACGTGCACGACTCCGGTGTCGATGGGCAGCGCTTCCCACCGCTTCACCCTGGTCATCGTCTTGGTCCCCGCGGATTGGGTTGGACGCGGTAGCGACCGCGCCCGCAGGTGGCGTCACGTTCCCCGAAGATCGGTGACCTCGGTGGGTCACCAGCGCCGTGCTCGTGCCTCTGCCCGCAGTACGGGCACCTGACAGCGACGATCCCGCCGCCACCGTCGTAGCCGGTGAAGACCACTGGGACACGGCCATGGAGGATGGCCTCAGCGGCTAGAACCTCAGGGCTCTGAGTCCGGCGCCCAACAGCGCGGGCGGCGGCCTCGAATGGTTCCAGCGGCACGCACTTCGGAAAGCTGTCGCGCCATGCTTGCCGTTCCGCCGCACGGGTGGCGCGGAACTCCTCGATAGTGGGGACGTAGGTCTTGTACTGGCCGTGACCATCGATTGCCTTGCCTGGCATAGCTTCCAACATGGTGATCTCCCGGTCTGCTCAGCTGATGCGGGTGATGCCGCTCTCGTAGTCCGATTGGCCGACCGTCCAGGGCAGGATGTCGGTGCCGTGCTTGAGCAGCGACGGCCAGGATCGTTCGTCTCGGGAGCCGCGCCAGGCAACCATCTCGACGATGCTGGGGTGTTCTTCTGCGGCTGCATCGCCGTAGCCGCGGAGCCCAAAGCCGAACTCGGGCCAGCGCAGCAGCAGCGACGAGCCGGTGGGGCGGAGCTTGCGGCCGCCTTGGGCTTCGCCGACGTGACCGACGTGGGCCTCGAGGATGAGCGTGAACTTGTACTTGACGCGCAGCTGGTCGAGGGCGTCGACGAGGGCTTTGGCTGCGGGTTCGTCGCGGATGTCGAGTTTGCTCAGGCGGTAGAGCGGCCCGGCGACAACGAGGTCGGGCGCGGCGGCGGCGATCTTCGCTTCGATGCGGCCGAAGTCGCGCGGGTCGGCTAGGTCGAGTCCGGCCGGCGTGATGATGAACCGGAGTTGGTCTTTCCAGTCGATGGGCGCGAGTGCGTGGGTTTCGCGCAGGTGGTTGATCGCGCCGACGTAGCGGCGGTAGCGGCGGCGGATTTGGCGGGTGGAGTTCTCGGCGTCGATGACGAGCACCCGGAACCCTTCACGGCTGAACAGTTCGCCGGTGAACGGGTGGGCGCCGCCGGCGACGGCGAGCGCGATCTGGGCGAGCAGGGTGGACTTCCCGACGCCTTCGAACGCAGTGATCATGAGCCGGTCCATGCGCTCGAGGAGGTTCGGCACCAGCCAGGCGTAGGGCTCGTCCGGCTCGTCGAGCAGCTCCTGCAGGCTGGTGGGTGGCTGGGCGACCGCGGGGGTGAGCGCTTCGGCGGTAGCGGCGAGCCCGGTGACGGCGGCTTGGACGATGGCAGCCACGTCCTCGGGTTCGGTGGCCGTTTCGAGGCGTTGGCCTAGCCGGGTCGCGACGATGTCGGCTTCCCGGATCGTGAAGCACATGGCGACTTGCTCGGCGTAGTGATCCCAATCGCTGAGGGGCGGCGAATTGGACGCGCAGGCGAGCACGAATTGCCGGGCGCGTTCGGCCTGGTCGGCGATGTCGATGGACGAGGCCACGTCAGCGGCGATGACGAGCGGGTCGAGCGGGATGCCGCGGCGGATGCGGTCGCGCACCACGGTCACGACGGGCTCCATGCTGGCCGCCCACGCCTGCGCTGGGATGCTCAAGAACTTGTCACGGACCGCGGGGTGCCCAGACAGCGTCATCTCGAGGAGTCGCCGTTCGGCGATGAGGTCATGCCGTGCGCTCATAGCCGCGACTCCTCTTCTCCTGGATGGTCGGCAACGCCTTGGGGTTGAGGCAGGGGCACAGGTCATGGCAGCCCGCTTGGCGGTGCTGGATGCTGGGAGCGATCTCGGGGCCGCCAGCGCCGAGGAAGGTCGCGATGGGCTGGTGGTAGTGGCCTTCGACGCGGTCGATGCGTTCCCAGATCCGAGCGAGGATCCGTTGTGACTGAGCGAAGAGCCACGCGCTGGTGACTACCAGCGGTTGGAAGTCTTCGGCTTCGACTTGGGTGGCGAGGATGGCAGCAACGTTGAGGCCTTCGTCGTCGACGGCGTCGCGGTGGGCAAGGGCGCAGGCTTGGACGTTGGCCGGGTAGGTGCCGGACACGGCGAGCAGGTCAACCTCGAAGCGGCCGACCTGCCACCAGCGGCCGGTGTCGTCGAGTTGGCGAATGACGATCACCGTTCCACCAGCCTTCCGGTTTTCGGGTCGCGCTTCGTGTGGGCCGGGAGGCCGTCGGCGGAGACCTGCCCGTTGCGGCCGGCGGTGACGGTGAGTTCCCTGTCGATGCTGACGTAACCCTTGGACCCTGCGGCCGTTGCGGCGACGAGGACACGGGCGGGGTCGTTCTTGTCGAGCAGTTCCTTGGCGAGCTTGGCGACCTGGCCGATCTGACTCTTGGACGGCTCGACGCCGTTGGCCTTCGCTCCGTCGATCCAGGCTGCCGTGACGCTCTGCGCGGAGACACTCGGCGGCGGCGAAGCTGCCGAGTCTTTTTTCTTTGTGGAGTAAGGAGCTAGGAGCATGGAGCTAGGAGCAGGCGCGCGCACGCGAGTAGCCGATAGATCATCCAGGTCCATCGACAATGCATTGTCGATGGATTCCGGATGCATAGTCGACGGCTCAACCGATAGGTCACCCGACGTCGTAACCGATAGAACAACAGGCTCCTTAGCCAGTAGCTCAACGGCTCGAACTGAGTCCCATCCGCCAAGGTCCGGGAAGTCGTCGCGGAGGCGCTTCAACTCGTGCACGACGACGCCTCGCAACCTCGACGAGGCCACCAGCGCGAACGCCTTCGCCATCGCCGTGGCCATCCGCTCGCGCCCCATTAGGCCGTCATTCCTGACGAAGCTGCGGACGAGGCACTCCTCCGTGTCCTCGTCGATCACGAGATACCGGCCAGCAACCAGCTCGGCTGCGGCGGCCTCGACTGCTTCGACAGTCCAGCCGCGGGCGAGGGCGGCGATGCGGCGCGGGCGCCAGTCGGCAACCCCGCAGTAGCTCAAGGTCGGTGACGTCATGATCAGCATGTACGCGTGCTGCGCGGCAGGTGTGAGAGCGCGGAAGTCGTCATCTGACCACATCGACAATCGGACCTGAGCATGTTCCCTGGCCAAGAGATGACCCTTTCTCAAGTGTGGGCGGGGCCGGGCCGAAGCCCGGCCCCCGATGGTGCGGCGTCCACAAGGGACTATGCAGACTCGGCCAGGCCGGCGCGATCGTGCAGGAACCCGACGACGTAGCCGACGGCCACCGGGTCGGTCCCGACGATCGCGACGTCGCCCCCGCGGCGCCAGGCCAGCATCCGAAGACAGCTGAGTGCTGCACTGTCCGGCCAGTCGGTGTCGATCTCCACCTCGACGGAGAGGTGCTTGGGGATGGACCTACCCGGGTCTGCACACAGTTCGGCGAGCGCGAGACGGACGACCGCCGTGCCGTCGGCGGGCGCGCTCACGATTCGCTCGACTCGAGGTCGGGTGCCTGGTCGTCGAGCACACGGTCGGCGGCCGGGGCGTCATCGAACTCCGCGACCAGCGCGCGAACGGTCTCCGCGAACTGGGCCTCGTACGCGGCCCGAACGACCGAGTCGTGCTGATACAACGCACCCCTGCTGGGGAGCAGGCGGCCGCTGACGAAGCACACGACGCCCAGCAACGCCGGGCCGCCGAAGTCCAAAATCGAGGTGATCATCGGTGGGCTCCGAACTGCTTCACCGAGATCTTCGCGTCCGGCGATAGGTCGACAAAGATCCCAGCCTCGACGCCTTCCGTCACGATGCGCGGGAGAGCGAGCGCAATCGCCTGAACGAGTGCCTCGTACAGGAACTCCGGGTCCACCTGGCCGGCCACCGCCTGTGCGGTGAGACGTGCCCCAAGCTCGAACTCCGCGTCACCAGGCGCCACCTCGGGGACGCCGTAGGAGAAGCCCTTCTCCTCGGTGGCGACGAGCATCCACAGTGGCGCGTGCCCTTTGCTGCCGTCCGGCCTCGTGCACACCCCTACGGGCTGCTCGGGGCGGTCGTTGCGCACCTTGCTGACCAGCCAGCGGGTAAAGAAGGGCAGCGCCACGGGCCGGTTGATGTAGGGATCGCGCCTGACTTCGGCGTGATGGTCAGCGAACGCCGTGGCGAACTCGGTGGCAGTGAACTCCGGCGGGAGTAGACCGTCGAGGTTGTGGTCCATCGCGGTCTGGAAGTCGGCGATCCAGGCAGCGGACTTCGTGTCGTTGGTCGTCATTGCGTGTCTCCCTGGGGAAAGTGGTGGGCCTGGTCGGCGAGGTGCGGGTCCGGGACGACACGCAGAAGGCGTTTAGCCTCGGACTGGTCGGGGTCGAGCGCGCCTGGGTCTCGCCGGAATCCCATGTGCCGCGCGACAGCACCCCAGTCGGTGACGTCGAACGACGGCTCGTCGTGCCGGCGTGCGTCGGTGTGGACGTATCGCCACGAGGTCCATTCGGCGCCGCTGGCGCCCCAGTCCGCCCACGCGGCGAACGTCGTGACCTCGAGCACCTGGCCGTAGACACGCTGGCCGTCGTCTTCCCGGTAGACGCGATTGCCCGCACCGACATGCAAGTGGTTGCGGTTGAACCAGAACGGCAGGCAGAACTCCCCGCCCCTGGCGGTGATGTTCTGCCGGAGCCGGTCCGCGCTCAGGGCACCCCAGCGGTCGTCGACGCGCTGCGAATAGAGGAACGCGAGGGTGAGATCTTCCAGCGCGGCCTTGAGGGCATGGACCTCGGCCATGGGAACCGTGATCATTTGGTCGGTCACGCGGCACGCCCGATCTGGCGGCGGCCTGGACCGAACCAGCGGGTCAGGTAGTCGCGCAGAGCAAGTTCAGCTTCCTTGCCAGGGATCACCTTGGTGTGGAAGCGAGCTCGACCACCGTGCACACCGTTGGGTGTCAGCTCGAGGAACCGCTGCCCCGAGGCCGTCGGGTGCCGGTGCTCGTGGCCGTCCTTGAAGACCGGCTTGCCGTCCTTGAACAGCTGGTTGCCCGCGCGGTCCAGTTTGGGGCGGGTGAGCCGCTGGTTGATCAGCAGGCCCGCGCGCTTCCGGTCGTACATGCACTCCCAAAAATCGTCCTCGGGGACGTGAGAGAACCAGGTCTTGCGCCACGTCGTGATGACGATCGCCTCGGCGTGCTCGTACTCCTGGTTGCGCCGGTACTCCAGTTCGGCGCGATGCTCGGCCAGCTCGCGCGCTACCTGCTCGGCATCGGCGCGGTCTTCGGCGTCGAGCACCATGCGGGCGAGCATTCGACGGTCCACCGTGCTCACGTCCACTGCCGCCGATCCACCGCCTGCAGGCTCGGCTTCGTAGCCGTCCTGCACCGCGTCACGGACAGCGCGAGCGATGGGCGAGTCTCGGAGCAGCAAGCCGACACGGACGACCGTCCGACGATCGAAGAGCGCCAACTGTGTGGCTCGGGACGAGATCTCACTGAGGGACTTCATGTCCCTGAGTTCCTCGTCTGAGATGACCCGGAAGCCGTTACTGTCCAACTCCTCGCGGTTGCGCTGAACCAGCTTCTTGATCACCTCAGCGCTGACCTCGTAGTAGTTGGCGACGAGCTCGGTGGTGAGGTGGTGTCTGTCCGGCAGAAGACGAAGGGCCTTTACCTTGTCGAGCACGTCCGTGCGATTGCCGAAACGGTCACGCTCGGCCCGGGGCATCGGCTCCGGCTCGCCGCCGGTGTACAGCTCAAGGTCCCTCATCGGACGGCCGCCTTGCTGCCCTTGGGCAGGAGGGAGGCCAGATACTCCTTGATCAGGACCAGCTCCGCGTCATACTGCTCCGGCGTCAACGGTGGCTGGGCGTGCAGCTGTGCAGCCAGCTGGTCGGTCAGCTGGGCAGCCAGCTCGCGGAAGCGGGAGCAAGTGGAGGCTTCGGCCGGCGATGCACCCGTGATCAAGTCGCACAGCTCGGCGGGTATGGCATCATGTTGCGTGAGCACGTGAGTTTCCTTTGCAGGGGTTCGCTGTTCACGGATCCCGTCGGGTGGCTGCCCGGCGGGATCGTCTCGTTGGCGGTGATCATGGGGATCACGCCGCCTTCCGGGTCTTGCCCGGCTTCTCTCCTCTGATGTACGCGTCCAAGTCGGACTGGTAAATCCGCCACTTGCAGTTCAGCCCGCGCTGGTAGCCGCGGAGCTCCTGCCTCTGCAGCGCCCTGAGCAGGGTCTTCGGGTGACAAGCGGCGTATCTGGACGCTGCCGCCACGCTCAACACGGTGGTCTCGGTCATCGTTTGCCCTTCCGCCGATGATCTCGATCTACCGAGGACTGTAGCGATCTTGGCGGTCAGCCGCAACCATCTGGCCGCAGAAACCCCTAAGTTGGCGGTGACGGCTACGGCTTGCGCACTGAGAGTTAGCGGTATTTAGGGTGAATTTGAGCCAAGATGTGGCCAAAAGCGGGCTACTGATGTCTACTAGTGGGCACAGAAGTCCACAGAAGCAAGCAAGGGGAGGAACCCGTGACCGAGGAGACGCAGGGCACGCAAGCAGAGCCGCGCCGACAATACTCACCCGGCAGCTCGCTTCTCGGGCACGCATCTCAGCGCCGTCGAGAAATCCTGGGAGCCACACAAGAAGATGTCGCGGAGCGTTTCGGTGGTCCGTCAGTAGCCAGCTTGCGGACAATCGAAAACTCCCAAGCAGACAACTACAGGGCGAAGACCCTTTTTTCGCTGGACGCGGCCCTAGCGTGGCCTCGCGGGTCATCAATGGCGTTACTGACTGGCGATTTCGAAAGACTCGATCCTGAACACAAAGCCTACATGTCCGATAAATTCGGAGTAAATCTCTACGAGCCATTCGGGCCCACTAATTCGGATTTTGACTTCTTCGTGACAATTCTAATTACGGCGGTATCTGACTCCGACGTCGAAGCATACGACATCCCCGTACGCGCCGCCAGGACGCCAGGCAGCACAGCGAAAGAGAACCAAAAGTCAGAGGCACCCATAGCTGATCAGCAACCCGAACAGCAGGCTGCAATACCTACCACGTCGCCGGTCGATCTGCCGCTCGACACAAAAAGGAAGCCCAACACCTACGAGTACGAACTCCCCCCCAACGACTACCTTGATCTCATCAATAGGCTCAGCCTAGGTCAACTGCGAGGCCTCAAAGACATCGCTCACGGCGCCTTAATACTGAGGGATGAACCGCAATTTGACGAAGATGTTGAGTTCCTCCAGGAGGCAGAAAGAGAACTTGCCGCAGAAAAGTCGGTTAGTGAGATAGAGGCGAATCTAAGGGAAGCTTACACCGACAGTGCTTCCGGAGAACTAATCGACCAACTCTACGCTCAATACAGGGAAGCGCTCGGCGTACTGGGCAGGAACTCGATGATGAACAGCCTGCTCGTAAATGCCGTCGTGAACGTTCGACGAGCAAGGAAATTTGGGATCACCGGAGACACAAAAGCCGGTGACGTGGATGGCTAGCGCGGAGAGACTTCCAAGTAAGCGGTGGCGTGCTCTGTACGTCGACTCGGCCGGCGCGAAGAAGCGCGTGCCCGGGACATTCCCACGCAAGTCCGACGCCCTCGAAGCTGCTCAGGAAGCCGAGGTTAAGGCCAGGCGCAAGGCCGCGGCAGCAACCGGCACCCTCTCGGCCAAGACCACGTGGGGCGATTGGTGGTCGATCTTCAACAGCGACAGAGTGTTCGAATCGGACACGGGCGGCGTCGAGGCCGCGATCGTCAAGAACTACCTCATGCCCCGGTGGAAAGACGTCGCGCTGAACATGATCGCGCACAACGAGGTGAAGACGTGGGTTAAAGACCTGCAAACAGGGCACGCTCCGAGCGCCGTCGAACGGCAAGGCTCCAAAGCCCCAAGCTACGTCCAGCGGGTGTTCTCGGTTTTCTCGGTCTCGATCACGGCCGCCGTGGACCGCGGCGTGCTGACTGCGTCGCCGACTGCAGGCGTCCGGTTACCCAAGAGGCAGCGGAAACCGAAGAAGGTCATCATGCCGGATGAGGCCGCGACCCTCTCACCGCACCTTGACCAGATCTACCGGGACGCAGTCGACTTCGTCGAGTTGACAGGGCTGCGCCCGAACGAACTCGCCGGACTACACCGGGACCCTGAGCGGATCGACCTGAAGGGCGGCTGGCTCGTCGTCGCCGACGTGTACGTGTTCAAGGCGAAGATGATCCGCGGATACCCGAAGGACCGGGAACCGCGCGTACTGCCGCTGAGCCCCAAGGCGATTGAGATCCTCAAGCGCCAGATGGAACGCCCTGCACTCGAAAACTGCGGCGTCCCGCACATGCGTGACGAGGTATGCAGGCACGACCTAGTCTTCCGCGCTCCCGCCGGCGGCGTCCTGAACCGAGACATCCTCGGGCACCACCTACGCAAGGCAGCAGCAGCCGCGAAGATCGGCGCCAAGCCTCCATACGCACTGAGGCGCGGCTTCGCCACGCGCCTCGGCAGGTCCAATCTGGACATCTTCACGCTGGCCGATTTGATGGGTCACTCGGATATCAATCTCACGCGCGAGTACGTCGGAGAGACCGACGACAAGAAGTCGCGGGTGCTGGCTAGCTTGGGCGAGCCCGTCCCACTGAAGGCCGTGGGATCGCGTGGGACGGACCGTGGGACGGAGGTCGACAACCAGACGTCACCAGAGCCTCCCAAAGATGACGCAAAGCATGTAGTCTGACCAGCAATAACAGTCCTATCCACTACCTCTGACTCCAAGTGAGTCCCACACACGTTTTCCCAGGTCACAGGCGAATGTGGACATGATGTACGTCCACGAGCCGTCGCGGATCCAGCAGTCGAAGGATATTGCGAAGTTCATCACTACCAGCTCAAACAGGTAGTTGAAGATGATCAAGCCTTAACGTGGGCATGGGACGTACGTGGGATCAGAGAGTCTGAATCCCAGGGAATCCCATGCCCACCCAGGTACTGCTAGACAGCCCCATCCAGAGCGGCCATGACTGGCTCGACATCGGCGTCGGGATGGTCCGGTGCACCAGGTGCCCGGTCCGTGTCACACCGCCCGTCATCAAGCACGGCTTCGTCCCGCCGTGCTCCCCCGACGAGCAATGCCCCGCGTCCATCTCGCTCGGCCACCACGAGATCACCCTCACCCCGGGCAGCGCGGCCACGTCGGGCTCGTGCCTCTTCTGCTTCACCGAGTTCGGACCGGCAGGGCCAGGCCCTGCAGCAGGGACGCCGCACCTCTACTCCGACGACTGCCCGTGCGAGCCGCTCGTCCTTGACGGCGGCGGCCGCTGGCACCGCGGTGACCCGAACACCGTCTTCGAGCCGAGCCCCGGCGACGACATCGACGCCAACGGCTACGCGCTCGTGGACCACAGGTAGCCCGCGATGTCGACGCTCGAAGTATGGCGCCCGGTCGCGAGGTACGAAGGCATCTACGAGGTATCCGACATTGGACGGGTACGGAGTCTCGAACGAATCGGCACCTTCGGCCGCCGGTGGCCCTCGGTGCTGCGCCGCACGCACATCAATGTCACTGGCTACCGAGCACTGCCGCTCTACCGAGGAGATGGCGGGGCCAGTCACCGCATACACAGGCTGGTCTGCGAGGCATTCCACGGGACGCCCCTGCCGGGTCAAGTGGTTCGACACCTCGACGGCGACTGCCTGAACAACTGCGCCGAGAACCTGACGTGGGGAACGTTCAGCGAGAACTCTCGGGACGCGGTACGTCACAGGACGAACAACAACTCGGCCAAGGACTCCTGCAAGAACGGGCACCTGCTCGAGGGCGCGAATCTGCATATCGCACCGACCGGCTACCGCGTGTGCCGGACCTGCAATCGCAACGCGGTAGCTCGGTATGTCGCCCGCAAGGCGGACCACCGATGACGGCGACCGCGTTCCTCACCGCACCGGCCATCGCGACCGTATCCGTGCCAAAGGCGACCCACGTCGCCGTCCCACGCTGGGCACGCTCGACGTACCTGCGCGCGGTCGTCCTCTACCTCGCCGTCCGCGCGCTCGGCATCGGCGTCCTCGCGGTCATGGCCAGCCGCGCGCACCTGCCGCTCCTCGACCGGCTCACCGCGTGGGACGGGCAGTGGTACCTCAACCTCGCGCAGGCCGGCTACGGCATGACCGGCACCATCGACGCCACCGGCAAGCCCTTCGCCGACGCACCGATGGCGTTCTTCCCGCTCTACCCCTCGCTCATCTCCCTGGTGCACAACCTGCCAGGGGTCAGCCTCACCGCGGCCGGGATCGTCGTCAGCACGCTGGCCGGTACGGCGGCCGCGTGCGCGCTGCTGCGCATCGGCCGGCTCGTCTCCCCCGGCTCGACGCGGACCGGTCTGATCCTCGTCGCACTGTGGGCCGGGGCGCCGATGGCCATCACCGAAAGCATGGTCTACACGGAGGCGTTGTTCACCGCGCTCGCCGCGTGGGCGCTCGTCGGCGTGCTCGAGAGGAACTGGTACCTGGCCGGCGCGGCTTGCCTGTTCGCCGGGCTGACCCGCTCGACCGCGGTCGTCATCATCGCCGTCGTCCTGATCGCCGCGTTGATCGCGTTCTACCGGGATCTCGCCCGCTGGCCGGCACTCGCCGCCGCGGTCGCCGCGCCGCTCGGACTCGTCGCGTACTGGGGCTCCGTTGCCATCCGGACGGGCAGCCTCACCGGCTGGCAGGACATCGAGATGCGCGGCTGGAACACGCGGTGGGACTTCGGCAGGGAGGCGTGGCTGTTCATCAAGGGCAACCTGTTCGGCGATGGGCCGACGTTCGAGGTGGTCGTCGTCGCGGTCGTGCTCGGCGCCATCGTCCTCGCCGGGCTGTCGGTGCGTCGGCTGCCGTGGCCACTCGCCGCGTACGCCGTCGGTGTCGTCCTGCTCGTCGTCGGCACAGCGGGCCTGCCGTTCGCGAAGTCCCGCTTCCTGCTCCCCGACTTCCCCCTGCTCATCCCGATCGCTATCGGCCTGGCGAAATGCCGCACCTCGACCGCTATGTGGGCGACGGTCGCGTTCGTGCTCGCCGGGTCCTGGTTCTCCGCCTACTCACTCACCGTTTGGAGGTACGCGATCTGATGCGCTGGCACCGTTGCCACCACCATCACCGGCCGCCGAACTACATGCTCCGGCGCGCAATCCTTGTCGGGCTTCTACTTCTCGCCGGGATCTACGCAGCCACTCACTAACCGAGATCACGGTTAGACCGTCGCCGTTCGTATTCCGTAACACCCTTCCCACGCTTAGCGAATAGTGCACCGACGAAGAAAGAGGAAACGCCAATGCCAGACCAGAACCCTTACGCGCCACCTGCGGACAACAATGCGTACATGCCTCCGGTGAATCCCCACCACTTCGGGAATCTGCCAATTGAGCCACCGAGCAAGCAGAAGCACACCCTGCGCACCGTCATGCTCGTCATCGGCTCGCTCGTCGGCGTGCTGTTCATCGGCGGCATCATCGCTGCAGCGACCGGGGCCGCCTCGAAGGGTCCGACCACAGTCGGCGCCGGCGTCTCCTCGGCCGACACCCAGCAAGTCGCCGCGCCTGCCGCGCCGATATTCACCACTGCCGCCACGCCGACACTTATCCCGGTTCCTGTGGTGCCCCCCAAGCCGAGCGACTTCACCGCCACCGTCAAGACGATGAGCAAGCACTGCTTTGGGTCTGCAGGGTGCAACGTCGCCGTCCAGCCCGACCTCAGCTACCACGGGATCGCCGACCTGACGGCGATGACGTGCTCAATCACCTACAACGTTTCGGGCGACGAGTCTGGGCCCACGATCGAGACCGGCACGACCTCGGGTAGCCAGTTCAGCTTCACCGAGTCCTTGATCAGCACTCCGTCGAGCAAGACGAAGATCGCTATCACGGTCACGGACGTCACCTGCAACTAAACCCCGAGCAGCAGAACGCCCCGGCGCAGTATCGGTGTGCGCCGGGGCGTTCTGCTGCTCGGTTACTGCTGGGTCTTGACCGCGGCGGTGAATGCGGCCCACTGAGAGCTGCTAACGGTCAACTTGCCACCCTCGCGGTTCTTGGTGTCTCGCACGCCGACAACGTTGCCAGTGGCGACCTCGACGCAGTTGTCGGTTGATCCGCTGTAGCTTGACTTTTTCCAGGGTCCCGCCCGCTCGGGTACGGTCATCTTGTCGTCTCCTTGCCCTTGATGACATCGGCGATGAGCTCAGCTGTGTCGGTCGGGCTCATCGCCACTTCTTCCACCCTGTTCAGTGCACGTTCATACGGCCCAACTTCGTTGGGCTCGTGCAGAAACAGGCCGGAAATCTTGTTCTCGAGGTGCACGATCGAACCGCGATCGGCGAACTGCGCGATCGAGAACGGTCCCTCGAGGCCGGGATGCCACGTCGTGCGCGTCGGGATCACGCGGAGCTCGACGTTCGAGCGCTCCCCCATCTCCAGCAGGAACGCCAACTGCTCGAGCATGACCTCTTCGCCGCCGATGAGTTCGAGAAGCACCGGCTCCCACAAGAACGCGCGCAGCTCAACCGGTTCCTTGCGGGTGATCGATTCCCGCCGGCCGACACGAACGGCGACCTTGAGGTCGATCTCCTCGCGGGGCACCTCGGCGGCGATCATCACGGCTCGCGCGTAGGGACCCGCCTGCAGCAGCCCGGGGATGAGCAGCGGCGAAACGGCGACGATGGTCTGCGCAGTGCGCTCGATCTCGAGAAGCGCGGACAGTTGGCCTTGCTGCTCCGGCATGCCGACCGAGAGCCAGTGCGCCGCGTCGGTGTCGCGGGACATCTCGACGAGCGCCTGACGAACGTCAACGGGTGCGTCGGCGACGGTGAGGAACGCAGCGACGTCGGCTTCGGATGGTGTCCTGTCGCCGGTTTCCCAGCGGGAGACGGTGGGGTGGGCGTAGCCAAGACGTAGCGCCATCGCACGTACTGAAAGGCCGTCGACAGCTTCACGGGCCTTGCGCAGCTCGGCGCCGAGGGCACGGCTCTTCGGGGTGGTACCAGCCATGGACCACAGAATACGCACACGTTGGGCCCCGTCAGGGGTCACCCGATTGGTGCATTGAGTTCTGGGTGGTGCCATGCCGATACTTGGTTGGTACCGCCGGTACCACTGGTACCAACGCGGTGGCGAGGCCGAGACAAGCGGAAGGCTACGGGATGTCGGACTACGAGTGGCGCAGCACCTGGCCGGTTCAGGGCAAGGCGCTCGACGGCGGCACCGTCTCCGTGGTCATGGGCCTGCTCGAGAGACCTGACGGCACCTGGCTGGGGATCGCCATAGACGGCGCCGACCCGATCCTTCTCCCGATCAAGGAAGCCATCGCGCACAGCATGGCCGTCCGGGACGCGATCGCCGAGAGGTACCGCATCTCCAACCACGAGGGCGGTGGCCTGTGAGCTGGTTCAGCAACTCCGGGTCCGGCCCCGAGGTCCCGTACGAGCCACCGAAGGACGACGACAAGCAGGCGAAGGCCGAACCGGACGCGGCGTCCGCCACCGGAGAGGACGACCAGTGACCGTCACCGAGCACCGCCAAACCGCCTTCGACACCGCCGCCTGCTACATGCCGGTCACGATGGGCGGTGTCAGGCACCTCACCTACATGCCGCCGATCGCTCCGTACGCAGGCACTCGGGTGGAGTTGGCGTGCGAGCTCGTCCGCACCGTAGGCCGAGAGACCTGGCACGACGCGCTGTTCGACTGCCACCTCTGCACCGTGCTGTACGACCCCACTCGAGCTGCCCGGTCGGCGCGCCCGTCTCCCGATGGCGCCGCGCTGACTGGGTGACCAACCCTCAACCGGTCCGGGCTGCTCTCATCCCCCGACACGGCCCGGACCGGTTGGGCCTTGGCTCCGTGCCCGAACGCTGTATCGGTGGGCACGGGGAGGCCTCCGCGCTGGCCTTTAAGCGGCGCGGAGGAGCGGGGCCCGGTGGCATTCGCACGCACCCGGGCCCCGTCTCCACCCCAGATCGGTGCGCCGACCCCCCGCGGCGCACTTCGATACCGCGGCTGGGCAGTTCCGCCTGCAGGTCACCAGCCGCGGGAACGTCAGGGCCCGGTAGGCACCTCCCGCCTACCGGGCCCTGTCACATTCCAGTCACACCGGTAACAGACCACAAGGTCAACGCGACGACCACATCAAACCTACCTAGCGCCGGAGCCAGCCACGACCGAGATCCAGGACCAGCCCGCGGGGACCCAGCCGGCACCACGTCGTCCGCGGCGCGCGTGGATGATCGCCGCGGTAGGCGCCGCGATCGTGGTGGTCGGTGGCACGGTGGGCGCCGTGGTGGCGGCACCTGCCTCGCCGACAACGTTCACACTCAACGGGGCGGTGTCGATGCTGAACAGTGGGGATCTGATCCAGGCGAACGGGGACGGCGGCTGCTACGGGATCGGCAGCTATTCGGACCTCGCTACGGGTGCCACCGTCACTGTGCGGGACGAGAGCGGGCTAACCGTCGCGATGGGCACGCTCGGGGCAAGCGACGCCGCTGTCACGCCGCAGACAGGGTTCGTGTGGGGGTGCGACATCGACTTCGCCGTCGTCGGCGTGCCTGACGGGCACCCTCAGTATCAGGTGTCCGTCGCGAACCGCGCCCCGCAGGTGGTCTCTCTGAGCACCGCGCGCACCTACGGCGCGGTGCTGAACATCTGATTTTGGGCACAAAAAAGCAGGCCCCCGATACTCAACCTGGGCAGGGGATGCCAGGGAGTACCGGGGGCCTTGTGCCGCCTCCGACGGGGCGGCAGTAGGGGTGTCGGACCTACAGGGTGTTCTTGACGACGCCGACCGCGACGGGGGTGACGATCGCGGCGACAGCGGCGAGGATCGCGGCCACGATGCCCGCGGGCACGTGCACACCGACCGCGGCGAGGATGCCGAGGACGACCGGGGCGGGCAGCTGAGCGAGGATCGCCGCGACGACCTTCTTGTACTTCGCGAGGTTGGCGAGCATGGTTTCTCCGATCAGAGGTTCGTCGATGGGGCGCCGGGACATCAGAGGCGGCTCTCCGGCTGGAACACCGCGCGGTTCAGCGCCATGAAGCCCTGCTGGAAGTGGGTGCGCGCGATCGACACCCAGCGGCGGTCGACCTCGGATCCGTCGAGCTGGAGAAGCCAATCACCCAACTCGTTCTCCAGGTCCTTGGAGTGGTTGACCGTGTTGATCTTCTCGGGGCTCTGGGGAACGTAGCCGGTGATGGCTCCCGGTTCCTGCGGGTCGCTCATGCGGTGGGGGTGACGGCGATGGTGACCTTGACGTGAGCGGCGACCGCGGCGTTGATCGCGTCGGTGACCATCTGGGGAGTGATCGCCGGGTTGGCGGTCGCCGCGGCGAGAGCGGCCGTGAGACCGACGACAGCGGCCGCGATCTGCTGGATGCGGATGTTGTCCTCAGCGAGGCAGTTGTTCACGGTCTTGACCGTGGCGGGGGTGTCCACGCCTGCCCAGTTCGGCATATGCACGTTGTCGGTGAGAAGCATGTCGGGTGCACCAATCGGTAGGTACTGCTCGCTGATGTCCACCTGGACGCCCGCGACGGGCGCGGTGCCGTCATTGCGCTGCCACAGGTGGATCCACTGCTGGTTGGCTGCCGACGGCTGGGAGCCGGCGAGCCAGAAGTACGACCCGACACCAGCGTTGTGGGCGCCGGTGAGGGTCTCGAGGAACCCGTACGTGCCGGACTCGGTGTGGCCGAGGGCGTCGTTGAACCCGCGGGCGTACTTGACGGCGTCCGCGACCTGGCCGGCCGTGGCGTGGGAGTCTGCCGCGGCGAGGATCGGCACGGAGTCCGGGATCCCGCAGGTTCTCGCGTCCGCGCGTGCTGTGTTGGCGTGGGACACACCTGCGGCGTAGTCGTCGGCCGCGACCCACGCGTCGTCCGTGTTGAGCTCGGCGACGAGAAGCACCTGGATGCCGTTGCGCACGAGGTCCTGGTACTCGGCTGCGGTGATGCGCTTCCCTGCGCTGCCGAGCCCGACGTACCGGATCACGCCGACGTACCCGTCAGCTTTCAGGGTTGCGCCGGAGGGCCGGCCACCGGAGTAGTCGGCCCACTTCCCCAGGCTCATCAGAAGTTCCGGGCTTTCTTCCAGGCCAGGAACGCCTTCGCAGCGGCGGCGTTGTCGGTGACGTGGTGCTTCGCTGCCCACGGGGTCAACGCGGCCACCAGCGCGGCGTCAGCGGTCGCTACAGGTGCAGGAGGGACCGGAGTCGGGTCAGGCACCGGGACAGGAATCGGCGGAACCGGAACGGGAGTGGGGACAGGCTTTGGGGCTGGAAACGGGTTGGGCTTCCCGGTGAGTTCGGCGAAGTCCTCACCGAGCCCGAACAGGTCCAACCCTTCCGGGCTGTGACCGGACACGTCGAGCCACTCCGGGGTGATGACAACCCAGGCTTCTTCGACGTACTTGGACCACCACCGGTCCGTCATGTCCTCGACCGCGCCCCAGGTGACGATCCGCTCGTCCTTGTTGGCGGTGTTGAAGTAGCCGTGGTGGATGGCGTGGCCACCGTCGATGCCACCATCGTTGACGAGGACGTCCCACGGCTGGTGGTTGTTGAACTGGCCCATCGCGGAGTTCGGGAAGTTCACCCCGAGACACAAGCTGCCGAACAGGTTGAGTGCGGCGTCGAGCTCGACGCGGTCGGAGATCTTCACCGATGCGTACGCCAGGATCTTGTGTGCGTCCGCGTACTCCTTCGCGGCCGTGCCACCGATGCCGACCTTCTGCCAGTACGCCAACGCGTCGGCGATGACGGTGCCCTGGTCAGTCGACGGGTCCTTCGGGTTGTACCCAGTGACCGCGGAGTACCCCTTGATCAGATCTGCAGTGGTGACTTTGATGGTTTCACCGTTGCCGTAGGTGGATGCGGCTTCGATGACGTGCCCGATCATCGCCCAAACGCAGTCGCCGAGCTGGTCGTTGCCGTAAATCGGCCACTCACCCACCTTGGACAGGTAGTCCACCATCGCCGGGTTCGGCGGCACCGTGCCGGCGAGACGCGGACCCAGCTCGAGCTTCGGGCGCGCAGGGTCGTGGGGCAGCCGACCGAGTTTGAAAGTCGTCGGAGTCGTCATGGGTTGGGGCCTCAATTCGGGGGTATCGGAAGAATCGGAGCGCTGGTCGTCGGAGCCGCCGGGCATGCCGCGTCACCAGCGGGATGCGTCGCAGTCGTGTCATCACCAGTCGCCGGGTTGTGCAGAGACACCACCACCTGGCAAGTGCCGGCGTCGTCGCGCTGGAACTCCACGTCCGTGACGCTCACGCCCTGCGCACCGGTGCCGCCGGCACAGTTGCCGTGCGCGTCGCAGTACGCGGCGACGGATGCGGCGACCTGCGCGTCCGTGGCTGATTGGCCATCGTTGCCGTTGTGCCCCGGGGTGCCCCGGAAGTCGGCGGCGTGCGACGCGATGTAGCTCGAGGCCGCGGCCGAGATCTCGTCAGCGGTCGGCGGCCTGCCAGGAGTCGGCGGGTTCACCGTCAGGTAGTCCGCGACGGCGGTCGCGACCATCGCTGGGGTGGCATCCTGCCCGTTGGCCGGCGGGTGCGCGCGGAGCTGCTCGGCGACGGCGTCGTCGATCTGTGCCTGCGTCGGGCCGGTGGCGACCGGTACCGGTGCGGGTGCGGGTGCGGGTGCGGGGGCGGTCGGCGCGGCGGGCTCGACGACCGGGGTGCCGCCGAGGCGGAGCACCTGGTCGCGCAACTTCGCGGCGTCGACGGCGTTCTGGTTGGACTGGGTGGCGACCTCGCCGAGCTGCCCGCGGATCTCCGACAGGCGAGGCACGAAGTACACGACCGCGGCGACGATGCAGAAGAGAAGCACACCGAGCGCAATCCAGGTGGACCGCCGGCCACGCAGGTCTTTCGGTGCGTTCTCGGATGTGCTCTCGACTATGTGGCGCGCCTGGTCATTGGTCACAATTCCTCCTCCTTTCGGAGTGATTCCTGTATGTCGTCGATTTCCTCTGGGGTGATTTCCCCGTCCCGCACCGCTTCGAGGAGTTTGATCGCGGTCTCTTTCGATGCCTTGCGGGCGACCTGCTTGTTTCCGCCGCGCCGCGCGGGGCGAATCGTGTTCCATATGAGCACGAACGCGGACGACAGTGAACCGATAAGGATGGATACACCGACAAGCAGATCTTTGATGTCACCCACCGACACCTCCTTTCAATTCCCCAAAGGATCAGTGCGAACCGACGTCGGCGTCATAGACGGCCTTCGAGCCGCCCGACACTTCACCAGCGATAACGAAGAAGGCAGTCGATACAGGCTTCACTAGCACCTGCACGGTTACCCCCTGCTCGTTCATGAAGTTGGCGGGCAGCAGAAGGCGTTTAGTAAAGAACTGGGCACCGCTGCCCGTCGTGGTCGATGAGGTGACCGTGGTCGTTCCGTCGGTGACCAAAACTCGATAGTCGAAGTTTGTCACGGAGAACGTGTTGCCGTTCGCGGTGGTCAGCACAGTGAATGTGCCGGTGACCTGAATGGACGGGTTGTAAAAAATCGCCGCCAGTTGGGCAATCGTGACCTCGGCCCCGGCGGCAACACTGAAGAACCCGCCACCCGCGAACAGCGGCGGCAGCGGCATGGTGACGATCGGCGCGGACAGTCCGTACCCAGCGGACTCGTCGGTCTGCAACATCGCGTTTCCGGACAGGTCGTTGATCCGCAGCTGCTGCTTGCTGCCGTACGTAGCGGCACCCGGCCGGATCGTCAGCGCCGGCCCACCATCCTGGTACTTCAGCACGGTGTCCACCACCGGATTGCCCGAACCGTCCACAATGGTCGGGTCGGGGTAGATCTGGAACGAGCCATTCGGCCCCGCCGAGAACGGGTATTTCGACTGCCGTCCCTGCTCGGCCGCGACCTGGTCCCGGTCCTTGAACTGGTTGGCGATCACGTCGCCGCCGGTGAAGTTGACCTTTGGTGTGTTCACCATCAGAAGGCCCCTCTCGCGTCGAGGGCGTGGGTCACGGTGTTGGGGTCGCTGCCGTTCGCCAAGCCGATGATGCGCACCGAGTACAGGCCGTCCGGGATCCACGGGTGGCCGATCACGTTGTAGGTCGCGAAATAGCCCGGGTCATACGACCCCAGCGGCGAGACGCCGTCGATGCGGATCAAGGGTTTCCAGGTCTCGGTGGACTTTCCGTAGAGGCCGATGTCCGCCGTGGCGTAGGCGTTGAGGACGTCCTGGCTGGATTCCGACGAGTGGTTGCTGTCGACGTAGTCCAGCAGCGGCCACCCGTTAGTGATCAACCCCGGGTTGTTGGCGTACCCGCTGAGTTGTGTCTGCGAGTTGCCCGCGCCCTTGACCCACGCGGCCGTAGCCACAGTGGACCCATCGGCGTCGAGTGGTAGACCCTGGATCGTGCTCTTGTAGTCGAACGCAACCGGCGCCCCAAGCTGGGTGATGTAGGGCTTGCCGATGGCCATGCGGTGCCGGATGAAACGGCCACTGCCCGGCACGTTCAGCAGGTACGGGGCGAAGTCGACGTCCGGTCCGCCGCCGACCTGGGTGAGTTCCTGCAGCCGTTGCCCGCACGGGGCGAGGTCGAACCCGTTGTACGTGCGGGTATTGGTGCCGGTTCCGGAGTCGGCCGGGATGTCCACGGGCAGCGCGGATCCCGGTCGCCCGGTCATGGTGACGGCGTTGCGCACGATCGCCGCGGCGATGTCCCACAGTTGCCCCGTGATCGTCACGTCGGCCGACGGGTCGGTGATCAGTGTGGTGGCGGGGTCGTAGGCCGGGTGGTGCAGGTTGCGGCGGTTCAGCAACGACCAGAAGCCGCCGAAGCTGACCTGCACGGTGCCGCCGGCGTCGTCGACCGGGTAGGCCGTGATCGGGCCGGCGTTGCACACGTAGTCGCCCCACAGGACCGCGATGGAGAACCGCCACGGGATCATCAGCGAGCGCAGCACACCGGGCGCCCAGCCTTGGGACTGCAGCGGCATCGTGATCTGGTTGGCGGTGCTCGCGTTGATCTGGCGGGCCCAGGTCGGGGGCGCGTTGATCGGGAGCTCGGCCGAACCGACGACACGGCCCGAGGTGGACGAGTAGACCAGCGCGGTGTAACCGCCGATGCTCACGGCTCACACGTCCGGGATCAGGGTGGCCGGGCCCAGACGGGTGACCTTGAAATACGACCTGCCGCCGGCGTCTGGTTTCGAGTCCAACCCGCCGGCGCCCGACAGCCGGGAGAACGTACCCACGAACGTCCGGGTACCCGTCGCGGTCGGCTTGAGCAGGAACTTGTACGTCTTGAACAGCGGCTGGTTGACCGGTTCGTTCTGGATATCGTCCTCAAACTGGATTGCGCCCGAGACGTTGGTGTCCCGGATGCGCACCTTGAACACGTCGGTGCCGATGGACAGCTGGTGAGCGAACCCCCACTCGACCTCGTACGCCTGGCCGTTGACGACCGGGAACGACCCGGTGCCCGTGTTGGTCAGGATCTCGGTTCCGCTCGAGGTGGTGGCCAACGTGGTACCGGTGACGTAGCGGTTGCCACCGACGACCTGGTTGGGCGAGTTGGTGTAGGTGATGATGTTGACCCAGCTCGCCGTGCTGTCCGACCAGCGGTCGATGCCGGTCCCCGTGTCTCGCAGTTCGCCGTCGCGGAAGCCTGGATCGGTGAGCAGGTCACCGGCGCCGATGTCGAGCAGTCGCCGGATGCCGCCGTTGAGCGTCGTGCTTTTGCGCATGGGGGTGATCTGGGCGTTGGTGATGGTGGTCGCCAGCGCGTTCACGCGCGCCGAGGCGAGCAGCAAACAGCCGGCGGGCAACGTCGGCAACACCGGGCTGGCATTCGGCGAGCCCGTGATGACCTCGATCGCCGCGCCCAGCGGTCCGGGGTCGGACAGCGCGGTGTCGCGAACACGCACCACGATGGCGTCCAGCCGCGGGTTGGTGGGGTCGGCGTCGGCTACGCGCGGGTTGGACACCGACACGCTGTATGCCTGGTACACCGCGTTTCCGGCTCGGTAGACGATCGCCGTGCCGGGGTAGACGACCAGCGTCAGCGACGGTGTTCCCTGAGCTGCCACAAGGAAGTCGAAGTGCAGCCCGTTGAAGCTTGCCGCGGGAACCACGCCGCCGCGCCACACCTGGTTGGGAATGATCGCCGAGATCTGGGGGTTGGCACCGGCCCAGTAGCCGCCGTCGTGCTGGCGCCCCTCGAGCGCGGCGTTGAGCGACTGCAGCGTCCACGCGCCGTCGATGGGAACGTTGGTCAAAACCATGTCGGAACCTCTCTACCAGCTCGCGTTTTGCCATGAGGCGGAAAGGGTTCCGCTGCCACCGGACGCCGCCAGCGACACCGTGACGGACCCGCCGGGCGGGATGGAGAACCACTGTGCGGCGGACAGCAGCGTGAAGCGGTCGGACCCGTTGAGCGCCACGGAGCGGATCTCGGGATCGGTGACGATCACGACGTTGTCGCTGGCGCCCAGGGTGTCGGCGTAGGCGATCTGCGCCCCGGTGCCGGTGTTGGTGAGGACCGGCAGCGTCAACGGCCCAGCGAACGTGAACACGGGCCAGCTCTGCGCGGTCCCGGTGTTCTGCATGACGAACGAGCCCGACGACGAGACGCTGCCCCAGTTCAGCCCGCCACCGGTAGACCAATCGAGCCCGCCGCCGGTGGACCAGTCCAGGCCGTTGCCGAAGATCGGCAGCGACGTGACCGCGGTCTGCACGTTCGCGTCGAGGTAGCGCCCGTCCGCTGCCCACACGGAGAACTGCCACTGGAACAGGTACGGGTTGCCGCCGAAGGCGATCTTCACTTCCGACGCCAGCTCGACGAGGACCGTGCGCGCGGCCACCCCGTCGTCCATCGTGAACAGCTGCTGCCCGCCGTCCGGGAATGCCCGGGCGATGAGATCTCGCGCCTGGCGCGCGGTGACGCGGCCCTGCGTTGCGCACCAGCCGGTCAGCGTGACCGTGCGCGAGTCCCGGAAGGACGGCGCACGGAAGCTGCCGTCGGCGTAGGGCTTCGGGCTGGTCCGCATCCTCGGCGCCGGCATGTTGAGCGCGTCCTGTGAGGACACTCCCCACATGGCGTTGTTGTCGTCGAGCACGCCCGCGTTCCAGCCGTTAATGGAATACGTCGGATACGTCAGGACTGCGGGCATGCTCGACCCCTCTTAGACCGTGCGAAGTGCCCACAGCACTTCAGCGGACACCAGTTGCGCTGTATCGCTGGAACTCGCGCCCGCAGGCGGATACACGTTCACCGTGACGTGCGGTGCCACAGGGCCAGATGACGTCGAGGACGAGGCCATCGCGGCGGCACCGCCCGACGTCGCCGCGGGCATCATGCGGTTGGCCGCGGCCAGCAGGTCGAGGGAACGCCGCGAGTCGTCCAGCGGGATGTAGGCCTCCGGGACTGTGGCGTCCCCCATCCACTTCAACGTGCCGGGCGCCACGACCTGCGCGATTCCCGCCAGAGCGTTGGCCGACGTCGGTGTCGGCAGACCGCCGTCGGCGAACATCTTCACCGGCGCCTGGATCGAGCCCTCCGCCTGCATCGAGCCGGCCATGCCGGTGCCGATGCCGATCGACGCCGAACCGCCGATGGTCTTGATCTGGATCCGGATCACCCGGCCGTCGTTGCCCCGGACCAGGCCGTTGATCGCGTCCTGCGCGGCTTGGGTGTCGCCGGTGATCTTGATCTGCTTGCCGTCGGGCAGCTGGTACACCGCCTGGCCGACGTTGTTGATTTTGACCTTGAGGCCGTCGGACTGGGCCTCGGTCACCGACATCTTGCCGATGGTGTCCTGCAGCGACTGGGGAAGGTTTCCCTTGAACGCGTCGGCGAGTTTGACCGCCTCGGCGTTCTGGGCGTGCAGTCCGTCGGTGAGCTTGCCGGCCGCGGTGGTCGCGGTCGAGTTGGCCTGAGCTGCCTGCCCGGCCGCCTTCTCCTCGTTGGCGAAGGCCTGCTCGACCGCGAGCAGCGCCGTGGCCTTCTGGGCGGCCGTCGCCTTGGTGTCACCGGACACCTTGTTGTAGCTGGCCAGCGCGGTCTTGCTGGACTCGACCGAACCGCGGTACGCCAGGTTCGCGTCCTGGCTGGCGTAGATCGCCTGCGTGGCCGCGTTGGTCGCGTCCCGGTTGGCCACCTGCGCCTGAGTCAGCCCGGTCAGGCTGCCCTCGGAGAGCAGATAGGCGTCGTTGGCTTCCTTCTCCGCCTTGATCTGCTCGCCGACCGCGCCGGTACCGTTCATGATCGCCGAAAGCTGCTGCAGCTGTGCGTCGTGCAGCTTGATCGTGCTGCCGGTGACCAAACCGTTGGTGTAGTTGGTCTCGGTGCCGTATCCGGTGACCTTGGTCTTGACGTCCTCGTAGGCGCCGCCATTCTTCAGCAGCTGCTCGTTGAGCGACTGCAGGCCCTTGATCGAGTCCTGGCTCAAACCCTGCTGCTTGCCGATGGCGGCGATCGAGTCGTTCGACTTCGTCGTCAGGACGTCCAGCGCGCCGGCGTTCCCGGTGATGGCGAGCTGAGCCTCGCCCAGGGTGCCGCCGAAGACCTTCAGGTTGGAGGCCGCGTTCTTGTCGGCCAGCGCCTTGTTGTTCGTCGCCGCGGTGGCGTCGCCCATGGTGCCGTTGTCCTGGCGCAGCGCGTCGGTGAGCTGCAAGACGTTCTGCTTGTGCTCGGCGACCTTCTCGGCGGCCTTCTGCTGCGCCTCGCCGAACTGCTGCAGCAACAAACTGCCGCCGACCATCGCCAGGCCGAGTGGGTTGAACCCGGTGTCCACGATGGACCCGAGTCCGGCCTTGAGCTTGCTGGTGCCGTTCTTGTCGGCGTCCTCCATCGCCGTCTTGAACGGGGTCGTTTTCTTGCCCGCGTCGTCGACGCTGCCCGCGAACGCTTTGAGCCCAAACCCGGTCGCGCCGAGGCTGGTACCGAACAGCTTCGCGACCGAGTTCACCGCGCCCAGAGAGCCGGCCGACTGCGCGAGCGGACCCGCCCACGCGCCGAGGCCCTTCGCCACCTGGTTGACGATGCCGAGCATCCCGCCGACCGTGCCGATGAAACCGCTCGTCGCGCCCTGCAGCGCTGGCATGCCGTTGGTCGTGAGCGTGCCGATGATGCCCTCGACCTGGCCGAGTGACGCCCGGAACTGCGGCAGCACCGCGTTGGCGCCGTTGGACAGGTTCGCCAACAAGGTGCCGATGAAACCTTCGAGGTCGCGGACGATCCCGCCGGTGGTCTGCATCGCCTGGTTGGACGAGTCGGCGCCGGCGGCCATGTTGGTGAACATGTCGCCCACGCCCGCGCCGGTCTGCTCGGCCATCGACCGCAAGCCCTGCAGTGGCCCGTTAGAGTTGCGGACCGCCGTCAGCATGCCCGGCACCGCGTTCTCGGCGAAGTCCGTCACCGAGCCGGTCAGCATCTTCACCGCGGGCACGCTGTCGTCCATGGCCAGCTGGATCTCAGGGGCCATGCGGTGGAAGCTCGCGCCGAGGTCGTCAGCCGCGGTCGAGAGCGGGCCGACCATCACCTGGGACATCGAGTTGATCGAGTCCTCGACGTGGTTCTGCATGTCGGTAAAGGACTTCACGACGGTCTGGTTCGAGCTGACCGACTTGGCCGCGATGCCGATAAACAATGCAGGTACCAGCGCGAAGGACGCACCGACCGCCAGCGCGCCGGCGGCAGCCGCCGCCGGGAGCCCGGCGAACATCGCGGCGAACTGGATCAGCGAGAACTGGGAGTTGACCTTGTCGACCTGGGCCTTGGCCGCGTCGGCCAACTTCGGGCTGCGCTTGAAATCGTCGCCCAGGCCGCTGATCTTCTCTTCGAACTTCTTCGTGTCAAGGTCGGCCTCCACCACGACACGCTTGCGGGTGGCGAGTAGCGCGTCGATCTTCGCCTGTGCCTTCGCGATGTTCGCGTCGACGTCGAGTTTGGTGTTGCCGCGCTTGGATTCCAGGTCGGCGATCTTGGCTTGCGCCTTCGCGACGTTCGCGTCGATCTCGATCGTGGTGGCGTTCTTCTTCGCCGCGAGCTCATCGATCCGCGCGCGAGCCCGGGTGATGTCCGCGTCGGTGGGGATCTTGATCGCGGTGCCGGCTTCGGTGTCCCGCGCGAAATTCTTGACCTCTTCACGGGCCTTGGTCATGGCATCGTCCACCGTGGTGGTGATCTCCATATACGCCTTGGCTACGCGGATTCCCTCGTCGTTGGCCACGATCAACCCCTCACCTGAACTGCATCGCAGCCATCTCTTCAGCGCTGATGTGAGTGACTGTCTCGCCGGGCTCGAGGAACGCCGACATCATCGGATCGAGCGGCACGGTTTCGGCCGGCGGTTCGGCGAGCAGGCGGTCGATCGCACACCGGCACGCCCCGCCGTACGCGGGCAGATGCTCGACGAATCCCCAATACAATCCGGGGTCTAGCTCAAGCGTTTGGTCCGGCAAGAGCCGGTGGTACCGCGACAGGTCGCTGGTCACTGCCGTCTGCAGTTCCGGGTGAGCTGACCAACCGATCCGGTCCACCCACGCCCGTGTCTGCGCCAGCCAGTCGGGGATCCCGTCCGGTGACCGCTCCGGCGTCACTTTTGGGTGGCACCACGCCCGCGATCTTGTACGACACTGCCGCCAGGATCGCGTCGAGGTTGTGGTCCATCACGTCGCTCGGCTCGGCGAGCGCGCGGTCCATGAACTTGCGGAATCCGTTGTCGCTGATCATCCAGCGCGCGGCCATTACGGTCGCGTACTCCGCGCCGACCTCGGACACGTTCGTCCGGTGCGCCAGGCTTTCGGTCACCGAGGCCTTCGCGATGAGTGTGTAGTCGTGTCCGTCCATCCGAAACAGGAACTCGACCGGCCGCTCGGCTGCGGGCGTGGTCGGGCGGTCAGGAATGTCGATGGTCATGGTGTCCTCTCACGGAAGGGTTTGGGCGCCCACCACGCGCCGGCCGACGCTGTGGGCTCTAGCGGCCGTGACCCGCCAGCCGAAACAAGACGGCCTAGGCCGTGGCGTTCATCGTCTTCATGCCCCACGGGGCGATGGAGTTCGACACGAAGTGGCACATCGCCGAGACACCGGCGAACATGGACTTGTTCGTCTTGTCCGCGGTGTAGGTCAGGTCGGAGACCTGCAGCACCTTGCGCAGATTGATATCGCGCTTCTGCCCGGCGAAACCGGTGTCCGACACCGGCGCCTTGCCCCGGATGAGGATCTTGAAGTACACCGGGTCGTTCGCGACGAGGTCCGCCACCGGCTCGAACGCGTCCATCGCGGTCGCGCCGGTGCCGGTGGTGGTGATCGTGCCGCCGTTCATCAGCGTCTTGAAGTTCGTCGAGTTGACCTTGGTCAGTGGGATCGCCGCGGCGGTCGCCGCCTGGTCCAGAGAGGACGCCAGCGGGAAACCCGACTGGTCGACGTACTGCTGGACGTACTTCATGCCGAACACGAGCTTGAGCCCGCCGTCGGTGGCGCCGGCGTAGATCCAGTTCGCGGCGGCCGCGGTGGTCGGGGTGGCCGGCTCCACGGCGAGGGCGTCGGTGAACGGCGCGACGTAGATGTCGCACGGGCCGACTGTGAGGTCGCTTGAGGACACAGGCATGTCAGTTGCTCCCCGCGGTCTTCGAGGTCACCGCGGCGAGATCGCCCGGCTTGGTGGTCGGCACGACGGTCGGCACAGCGTCTCCGGGCTTCGGGTTCGATCCCTCGACCGCGGTGACATCGGGCTCGCTGCCGAGCGCCGTGTGCCACGCGGCGATCTCGTCGGCGGTGCACTCGGTGACGCCGCCGCCCACCTGCCCGCGCAGACCGGCCGCTTCGTCGTCGGGCAGCTCGCGCACGCCCCAGGGTGTGTTGTACAGGGCCATATCGGCCACGCTCCTAAATAGTCGGTGTCCAAATCAGCTGGGCGTCGAGGGTGACGTGCGCCAGTGCTGCCGTGTCGCCGTGAACCCGCACCGGGCCATCGGAGATCCACGCTTCATTGATCAGTGCCGCCGGGAATCCCGGGATGATGTTGTTCGCCATACGCGGCACGCTGCGCGCGATCGCCTCGCCCGCACCATCGGCCTTCCCCCACGGGGGTACTTCCGTTGGGCCTGAATAGAAAACGTCGATCTGCACGCGCATCGTGCGCGAGCCGACCGGCGCCATGCTCGGGTCCAACGTCGTGGCCACCGTGAAGTGCCGGACGAATCCGTCCGGGACGGTCGAGCTGGTGAGGGTGTCGCCGATCGGCAGGGCTGTCATCGTGGCCAGCCACGCCGCCGCGACGGTCTCGTTGGTGGCCATGCCAATCACGGGAGTGAACACAGCGGCCCCCTCCCTACTGCGTGATGACGCGTTCGGTGTGGATCGATGGCCGCAAGTACGGCTCCGGAGCGAACTTGTCCGTGCCCCGCTCGACATAGGCGCCGTAGTCCGCATTGGACTCAATCCGGTAACCCGCCGACGCCGATCCCGTGCTCTCGATGCGGGACACGAGGTTTCCCGTCCGGCGAGGTGCGCGCTGCCTCGCCTCGTCGGTCACCGACTTGATGACCGCGTCGCACGCGTCGACGATCGACGCTTCGAACTCGGCCATGCCTTCCTCGTCGATCTCGACACGGCCACTCACCCGGCACGCACCTTCGCCATGACCAGCCAATCGCCCCGCCGTAGCGGAGACCGCCGAGCGGCCGTGACGTCGAACATCGTCCCGTCGGCCCCGCGCAGCAGAGTGGCCGACGTGATGTTCTGGGTGCCCTTGCGGATGTAGAGCTCCCACTGCTGCACCACGGAGACCTTCCCCGTCGCCGGGTCCGTCACGGTCTCCGTGGTGTCCACGATGGACGCAGGGATTGTCTCCAGCACCGCGCCCAGCGTGGGGTCGCCCCAGCTGTCAGTGCCCGGTTGGCCGAGCACCTCGACCGTGGTCTGGTACGCGAAGCTCATGGCCCGCTCCAGAGATACGGATCGTTGATCCCGCCGTACCGAATGGACTCGCCATCGAACTGGTCCTGCAGGAACAACGCGCCGAGCTCAACGTCCCATTCGCGCTGCATCTCCACCGACACCAGCGAGCGGTCCTCAGTCCCGCCGACCTTCAAACTGGCCAGCAGCGCCTTCTCATCCTCGGACAGGAAGACGCCCTTGGCGACGTTCTGGGCGTACCCCTGGGTGAAAGCACCCGCGCCCTGGTAGGTCACCGCGTCGGGGTTGCGGAACGCCCGCTCAGCGGCCCGCAACGCGATGACCCGCACCACCTTCGGCACGATCGTGGGGTCGGTCCACGCTTGCCCGACCTCGGTCTCGATGAGGTCGGACGCATCGGAGAGTGCGGCGGATGCACGGGCGTAGTCCGGGGTGCCGTCCGTCAGAGTCTCGCCGAGCCGGTCACTGAGATCCGCAACTGTGCCGTACATCCGCCGCCGCCGATCAGGTGCTCAGCGTCAGCTTGCAGCCACGGACGAACGCGCCCGCGGTGCCGCCGGCCGTGGTGGTCGCCACGGTGACCGTCGGGGTGCCGCCGGTCAGACCGGCCGGGTTGCCCGTCATCTGGTCGACGTTGGTTCCCGCCGGGAAGGTGACCGTCCACACGCCACCGGCCACGCCGGTGACCTGGCAGTCCGGAGCGACGTTCAGGTCGTTGATCGCCTTGCGGACCTGCGCCGACGTGCCCGCGAACGGGATCGTCGCCGTGGTGCCCGTCAGGGTGTTCGCGGTGACGGTCAGCGTGAAGGTGCCGCCCGTCGCGCCGCCGCCGATGGTGACGGTCTGGACCTCGGCCGACTTGCCGTCAGTGACGACGTTCGCGCCGATGTAGGCGTTGACGATCGAGCGGTCGGCGAGGACCGTCGCGTCGTAGTCACGCAGCCACCGCATCGCCAGGCCGTTGTAGGACTGCTGCACGCCGAACGTGGCGCCGTCCGGCACGACCGGAGCTGCCATGGCGCACGCAAACGCGGCCTTGTGGAACACGTACGCGCTCTTCGGGTCGATCGCCTGCGACAGGTACGCAGGCATGCCCGCGATGGTGGTGACGCGGGCGTCGATGATCGCCGACGGGGTCTGGCCAGTGGAGTCGTAGCGGTTGAACTGGTCGAAGGACATGATCGTCTCTTCGACGTCGGACCCCATGACGATCACGCGGTCGGCCAGCGGCACGAACTGCTTGTTGAGGTAGTTGCGCGCCTTGATGAACGCCGTCGCCGGGCGGCTGGTGGAGATCGCCGCGTTGTCAATGCTGAGTTGCGCCGCGGTCGGGTAGGTGGCGCCCTCGATCGCCGCGGCGACTTGGTTTTCCATCTCCCGGGCGACCGCGCGGACCTGGGGCTGCAAGATCTGCGTCCCGAAATCCTTGATGTCGAGCGTCAGCTCGGCGTCGGTCACGCGCACCGCGCTGTAGACGTCGTTCGACAGCTTGATGTCGACACCGACCTCGTTGATGTCGTCCAACACGATTGTTCCGGTCGAGCGCAGACCGCGGGTGTGGGCGTCAAGGCGGGCCGGGACGCGCAGGGTGACGGTGTCACCGAACGCGCCTTTGAAGTCGGCGATGCCGTAGTTCCACACCAGACCGGGGAGAACGATCTCCCGCTCGAGGATGCCGAGCGCCGCCGAGGCGATCACTGTCGGCTTGAGGTATGCGTTGGCCATGACGGCCTGCCTTTCGGTTGGGGGTTGCCGCTAAACGGCGTGACATTCAGCGGCAGCCCCCACGAGAGGCCACCGTGTCCTAGCGGCGGATTTGCGCCGCGAGCTTCGCCGGATCGGTTTCTTCCGGCTCTTCGTTCGGCTTCGAGCCGGCACGAAGTTTCGGGATCGGCCGGCGATCAGGCGGGCCACTGGCCGCGGCCGTTCCGCCGAACGTTTCGAGCAGATCAGCGGCGTCGGCGTCGAGTTCTTCTTTCGTGGTGCCAACGAGCCGCTTCGCCTGCGCTTTGGTGAGACCATGCTCGAGGCCGATGTCAAGCTTGAGCAGTTCGAGCTCGGCCTTCTCGGCGCGCGTCGCGAGCGCCGTGTGAGCCTCTTCCCGCTTCTGCTGCTCGGACTTGGACGCGTCGGCCTTCTCCTGCTCGGCCTTGCGGAAACCAGCCAGCTCGGTCTCCAGAGCGGTCGCCTTCGTCTTCGCGGCGTTGCGCTCTTCGCGGATCGCGGCCAGCGCGCGCTGCCCCGGCTCGCCGAGCTTGTCCTCGCCGTCGATCTTCTCCTGGGCGGCAGCGGCCGCGGCTGATGCGGCGGCTGCTGTGGCGGCGTCCGCGGCGGTCGCTTCGGCGGCCAGTTCTGCGTCAGTCTTTTCGGGCATGACAAATGTCCCTCTCGAAGGGTGGTTGGCCGCGGGCATCGCGCGGGCGGCCGGGAACTACAGCAGCGACAACATCCGCTCAAGCTGAGCGATGCGGTCGGTCTGGTATTTCCGTGCGGCGTCGGACTTCGTTGACCCCACGGTCGTGCTCAGCGCGGCGTGTTCCGCGCTGTACTGCGCCCGGAGTGAGGCGTCGTCGGGAACGGCGGATGCAGCCGACGCGGTCGGCGACTTCCGTTCCGGGCGCGGCCCACGGCCGGACAACTGTTTGCCGTCGCGCCACGCGGTGACACGACCATCGGGCGCCGTCTTGGTGATGACGCCCTTCTTATTCGGCTTGCTGGTGTAGCCGTTCCACTCGCGGCCCTCGACCTCGGCCCGGAACTTTGACAGCGCAGCCTTGCCGTACAAGCCTTTCGTGGACGTCGCCCACAGCTCCTGCATGTCCCGCTGCAGCTTCGGAATCGGCTGCCCGATCCGGAACACGGGGCCGGGAACACAGCGGCACAGGCCGTGCGCGGCGAACCCGACGTGAGCTTTGGTGTAGGTGTTCGCCTGCAGCATCTTGCAGAACCCGCACGCGTCCGGCCGAGCGATCCGGGTCGCCCCGTAGCGGGCCTGAGGGTCCTGGGCGATCGCGGCGAGTGTCGTGTCGCGGCCACCGGCCAGCACGGCCGTGTTGACCGTCTCCGACGTCGTCACGAACCCCGTCGTCATCGCCTGCTCGGGTTTGCGGCCGAGCTTCTGCTGATGCAGCACCGTGCCCGGGCCGGTGATGAGCAGATCCTGAGTCAGCGTGTCCAGGTCGACCGGCGCCGGCAGAACCGGCCGGAACGGGGCGAGGTCGCCGGTGACCAGCGCCCGAACCGTGTTGTAGTCGGTGACCGCCTGGTCAGATGACTTCTTCCACCACCGGTTGACCAGCCCGAGCGTCTGCTGTAGCCAGTCCGATGTGGACGAGACCACGTGCAGCGGGTCAAGCAGCTTCCACAGGATCGCCATCTCGTCGAGCGCGCCGGCCGACAGCGCGTCCTGCGACGTCTTCGCCGAGGTCTGCGCCGTGGCGACGGCCAGATCAGCCGGCACCGGTCGCCGCCGGTGCCGGAGCGCCACCGGCGGGAGCCGGAGCCGTCGCGGGCAGCCAGCTGCCGCCCGCGTCGGACTTGGACGACGCCATGATGGAGTCCTTGACCGCGAACCCGGCCGCCTTGAGCGCGGTGATCGGGTCCTGCTCCTTCTGCAGCCGGATCGACTCGCTGATGTCCTGCTGCGTGAAGCCCGGGATCTTGGACCAGAGCACCTGTGGCGGGATCGCCAGGCCCTGTGCGAGCTTCACGAGTGGGTCCGATACCTGGGCGAGGGATCGGACGCCAATGTCGGCCCAGGTGACCTCCGCGTCGGGTTCCTCGTCCACGCGCCCGTCAGCGAACGCCATGAGCTGCAGCAACGCTTCGAACTGTTCACCGAGCTGCAGCTTGTAGCCCGCGATCTTCGAGTCGTGGCCTTGGCCGGACGCCGTGAGGGTGCCCTCGCCGATGTTGGTCAGATCAGCCATGAGGGCCTGGGCGGGTGTGCGCGACGCGATCGCCATGTGAGCGGCGGCTTGGTCGATGACGCGCAGGTACCCGTCCAGCGGAGTGCCGGCCGCGGTCGCCAGCCTGGCATCAGCCGCCGGGGTTGTCAGGATCCGCTTGGCTGATACCTCGATCGGGATGGGCTTCTTCGTGACCGGGTCCTTCGGCTGCTCGATACCGGAGGCCAGCACGATGCGGTGCGCGCCGTAGTTCGAGACGATCAGCATGTCCATGATGGACTGCGTGAGGCGGTCCTGTAGCCGGATGTGCGGCTCGACTTCGCCGATGTGGCGGCCCTCGAGGTCCATGTCCGGAGTGATCCGGATGAACGGGCACTTCCCCATCATGTGAGGGGTTAAGCCCTTGACGATCAGCTGGCCGTCGGCGTTGCGGCCGATGTCGTAGAAGTAGTTGTCGTCGACAAGGCCCTTGATCGTGCCGTTCGTCTTCGTCAGCAGCACGTACTCGGGGTACACATCGGATGTCGGGTCGTCGTAGATCGCGAACGCCTGCCGCGCGGAGTAGCACTTCACGACCGCAGACGGCGTACCGCGCACCACCGACGCATACGAGCACCCGTTCGCCACGGCCGAGGAGATCAGCTTCGCGTGCTTCGCGTCCATCCCGGCCGTCTGCCAGGACTTCCACGTCGGGGAGTCGTCCTTCGCGCCCGGAGTTCGGTAGCCGGAGATCCGCAGGGCGTCCGCCGACGAGTCGACGATCAGGGGCAGCAGGTTCAGCCGCGCGCGCTCGCGCAGCTGCCGGAACTCCACGGTGGCGTTCTGCGGAAGGTACGGGAGGTCCTGCTCCCCCTGCATGTACGCGTCGACCCGCTTGAGACGGGCGACCTCGTGCCCGCGGTCGACGTCGACCTGCTCGGTCAAGCTCTTGATCAGTTCCAGTGTCAGCGGTTCTGGTGCAGCCACAACGAACCCCCTCTCACTCCTGGAACACGGACCGGTCCACCGGCGTCTCTTCGGTCTTGCCGGACAGGAGCACCAGGCGCCGTGCGAGCCGCGCGAGGACCATCGTCACCGCAAGGTCGACCTTGTCTTTCGAGTCGCGGTTCGCCTTGCCCAGGGAAAAGCCCCACTTGTTCGGGCGCCGGCGGGCGTGCCGGACGTGCATCCGCAGGCCGGCGTCGCCGTCCCACTTGAGGGTCTTGTCTTCGTCGATGGCTTGCACCGTCGCCATGGCTTCTTCGGTGAACAGCCGGTTTCGGTCGGCGCCGCCCGGACCCGAGGTCCGCATGTCGAACACCGTGTGGTTTGTTGCGCTGGCCTTGATCAGCAGGTCGTCGCGGAAGTCCTGGTGCCACTGGTCAAAGCAGGCACCCCAGTACGCCGACTCGTCGGCGTCGTCCCGGGCCGGAGACGGATCCCCGAAGAACGCCACGACCCGGTAGGCGGTGCGGAGCATCTCCACTTCGGTCATGACCTCGTCGCGTGGAACGAGCCATCCCTTTCCGCGGTCGCCGTGCGGCTTCTGCCACAGTCGGATGGTCTGGACGAAACCGTCGTCGATTCGGCATGCGATCAGGCCGGTCGAGTCCTCCGACTTCGAGCAGTCCAGCGCGATGGCGATCATCTGGCCGGGCGCGATCCGGATGTCCGGGTGCGCGCCTTCGTCGAACGCGCGCGGGTCGATCCAGCCGGACTCGTTGGCAGCGGTGGCGTTGAAGTAGTAGCGGAGCGAGTCCGCGACCGGGGTGGAGGTGTCGTAGATTTCGCCGGTGATCCGGTCGAGGTCCACCCACGGCGCGTCCGCGTACGCCGCGCGAAGACCTAGTTGGACATCGAGGTCCGTGTGCAGCGACAAGTAGGCCGGGGCCTCACAGGAGTCGTAGAGGATGTCCTGCCGCGGCGTCTTGCCGGCGACCTGGTTCTGCCACGACTCAAACGTGTCCTCCGCGACCGAACCGCCGCCCTCCTCATGGGCGTTGGTGAACTCGCAGATCCGCGCAAGCCCGTCCGGAGACTTCGCGACGTTACGTCGGACCACGTCGGCCATGGCCTTGCCGCCGGACGACGTCGTCATGTGGTGCGGTTCCTCGAGCGCGATGAACGTCGCCGGGTCACCCTCGGCGGACTTCACCGACGTGGTGAGGATCTGCATCCGGCTGCCGGACTTCGCCGCCGAGCCAAGCTTGCCGGCGTCGAACCCGATGGCCATCTTCAGCCGCTTGGACACCATCGCGTTCGCGACGAGTAGTACGTCCTGCGCCTGGCCCTCGCTGTTGGCCGCGATCTGGACGAGCGCCACGCGGTGCGCGACACCGACCGGGTTGCCCAGTTCGTCGAAGTGGTGGAAGACCACCGGCCCTGCGAACTCGATGAGCAGCATCGCCGCCGCGAACGGCGACTTGCCATTGCCCTTCGAGCGCCTGTTCACCGCACGCCGGTAGAGCCACTTGCCCTGATCATCGACGGCGTAGAACTGGACCAGGAAACGCTTCTGCGCGCGGGTGAATCGCCACGGCTGGCCGGTCAGGTGGTGCACGAGCCACTGCTCGGCCCACAGGATGACGTCGAACCCCAGCGTCGCCGGAAGGTTAGCCAAGTCATCTGGCCACGGCAGCGAACGCCACGCGCCGTAGACCCGGTCCCGGTAGTAGCCAGTCGGCGGCTCAATCTCGTCGAACCGCAGGTCGGTCGGGGCTTCGAGGAGAGCAGTCACGATCGCCCCCTCAGCCCCGAGCAACTACTCCCGGAGAGTTCTCACAGACCCGCTGCTTTCGCGCGATCGATCGGAGTGACATTCGCCAACTCTGGGACTTCCTCACCGCGCTGAACCTCGATCTTCAGGCGCCGGCGGGCCGACTCCAGCGTCATGAGCTCGGCCATCATCGACCGGACCTCCGCCATCTTCATCGCCGTCCAGCCCTTCACGACGATGCCGCGGATGAAGTCGTCGATCGCGAGCATGTAGATCCTCGCGGTCTGCCAGTCCGACGCGGTGTAGAACTCGTCGTACCCGGAGACCTTCATCGACGCCCACAGGTCGAGGGTCATCGGAAGTGGTTCGTCGACGCCCTCCGGGAAAGCCAGCGGAGGCTGTTCACACGAACCCTGCGCCACCGGCTTCGACACGTTGTCCGGGTGATCCGGGTGGCCGATCGCCGTAGTGGCGTGACCGAGTTTGACGTCCGAGCGTTTGCGGTTCGCACCGCCGCTCCTGCCTGCAACTCCGGGCATGATTCACAACCCAACTGTCAACAAAGGACGGACGACCGCCCCTCGCGGCGACCGGCATCGCGCCGACCGACCAAGGCTTGCCTAACCAGAGCTCATTCGCTGAGGGCACTCACAGGCCCTAACCGACCGACCAGGGCCCCTAAGGGGCGGAGGGGGAGTCGGGGGGTGGGGTGAGTTGCTCCCTCGCGAAAGTGTTTTGTCAATGAAAACTTTCATTTTGTTTCGATCGTGCGATCAGGCTCGGCGACGGTTGGCTGGTCGCCGGCCGGGCGTAGCCCTGGGTGCGGGGGTACTGGGCGCAGGGTACGTGGCCCTACCCCCCGTGCTGCTAGTCCTTCAGCTGCTGACTTCGCTCGATGATGTGTGTCGCAGATCCGACGCGCGTTCTCCACCCGGTCGCTGCCGCCCGCTGAGTGAGGCGTGACGTGGTCGGTGTCGCGTGCTGGTGCGCCGCATCGCTGGCCATTCTCCACCACCTCACAGCGTCCGTGTGAGCGTCGGGCCACTATGGCCATGGTGCGATGCCACTCGCGTGAATGGACGCGGCGTTGGGCGCGCTGCCATCCCCCGCTCATCGCGAACGCGGCGGCTGTCCGATGTCGTGCATCAGTGGCGGTGCCGACATGACGACCTCCCCCCGACCTGTTGGTGAGCGCCATCCTGGGCATGAGAAAGCCCCGGCCAGTTAGCTACTGGTCGGGGCTTCTCGAAGTCTTCGTTGGAGACAGAGGTCCAACATCAAGATCGTACGTTCGGTGCAGGTCAGCTGTCAACCAGGGTTGCGCCGAGGCGTGAAATCAGAGTGCCTTCTGCCGGCGGGTGTACGCGGCGACGTGCTGCTCGATGTGTTGTCTGATCTGAGCCGCGGACCAGTTAGGTTCGATGCCGACGTAGATCCAGTTGATCGCGTCATTGGCGAACTCAAGCATCGCCCACTGCAGATCCTTCCGGGCCTTCGGGTCGTCGGTCGCTGCTTCGATGGGGCCGCGGGCCTCTCGGCGGTCCAGGCTCGCGGTCATCGGGTCAGGTTGGTCCGGGCTCATGCCGCTACTTTCCGAACGTCGGGGTGGTGGTTGATGAGTCGGTCGGTTGCGGCCGACCGTTACTCGCTTATCTCGGTCTCGCCGTCGCGTTGAGCTTCGCGTTGAGCGCGTCAGCGACCTTGCACC